GGTCATTGACTTCATCAAGGCTAAGCTAACGCCCGATGAGTTCCGTGGTTACTTGCAGGGCAACATTCTGAAGTACTCTAGCCGAGTGGGTTACAAGGGCGATGCCTCTGAGGATGTGGGCAAGCTAATTTGGTACGCAAATAAGCTACAGGAAACTTTCCCCACCTAACATTGTTAGGGTAAATACTAAGCCGCCTTCGGGCGGTTTTTTTGTGTCCATGTGTTGACAAAGTAAAAGGTTGTGATATAGTCGAGCCATAAATAACTGGAGTGTTAGATGGCGTCAACCCCCGAGTCTAAGGTCAAGACAAAGATCAAGGCTATCCTCAAAGAGCAGGGTGTCTACTATGCCATGCCTATTGGCACGGGCTACGGCAACGCTGGTGTGCCTGACTTCCTCTGCTGCGTCAATGGTAGGTTTGTGGCTATCGAAGCCAAGGCTAACAACGGTCAGACTACCGCACTCCAAGACAAGAACCTACGCGACATAGCAGCTTCTAACGGTGTAACGCTTGTTATCAGGGAAGACAATGTAACCGCCCTTGCGGGCTATCTTAAACTTATCTAATGAACATCCTCACCATAGACTTTGAAACGTACTACTCACAAGAGTACGGACTGAAGAAGTTCACTACTGAAGAGTACATACGCGACAAACGCTTTGAAGTTATTGGTGTTGCAGTACAGGTAAACAACGGTGAGCCTGAGTGGTACAGCGGAACCCACGCTGAGTTGCACCAGTTCCTTGCCTCTTATGATTGGGAGCACTCGCTGGCCTTGGCGCACAACGCGCCGTTTGACGGAGCAATTCTTAATTGGGTGTTCGGTATAAAGCCTAAGGGTTGGCTGGACACGTTGAGCATGGGCCGCGCACTACATGGTACAGAAGTAGGCGGTAGCTTAGCTGTGCTGGCGTCTCACTACGAATTGGGGGCTAAGGGCACTGAGGTTGTCAACGCCCTAGGTTTTAGGCGTGAAGCTTTCCCCGCCGACCAGCTTGCACGATACGGTGAATACTGTAAGAACGATGTGGCCCTGACGTGGGCACTGTTCAATGCGATGGGTGAGTTCCCGCCGACTGAGTTGCGACTCATTGACTTGACCGTGCGTATGTTCACCGAGCCAGTGTTGCAGTTGCATAAGGCACTGTTAACTCAGTACTTGTTTCAAGTTAAGGCTAATAAAGAACAGATATTGGGTGATTACGCCAAAGACACGTTGATGAGCAACCCGAAGTTTGCTGAGTTACTGCGGAAGTACGGGGTAGAGCCCCCGATGAAAGTGAGCCCCGCCAACGGTAAGCAGACCTATGCGTTCGCAAAGAATGACGAAGAGTTCAAAGCCCTGCTTGAACACGAAGAGCCAAACGTACAAGCCTTAGTAGCTGCGCGGTTAGGCACAAAGTCCACTATTGAAGAGACCCGCACCGAGCGGTTTATGGGTATTGCTTCACGCGGCGCGTTACCCGTACCACTACGTTACTACGCAGCACACACCGGACGCTGGGGTGGCGATGAAAAGCTAAACCTACAAAACTTAAAGCGCGGTTCCATCTTAAAAGAGTGCATCATTCCCCCCGATGGTTACGTGATGCTGGACTCGGACTCTTCGCAGATTGAAGCGCGTACGCTGGCATGGCTAGCGGGGCAAGATGACTTAGTGCAAGCCTTTGAAGACGGTGAAGACGTTTACAAAATAATGGCCTCGGCTATCTACGGCAAGCCTCAGAGCGAGATCACTAAAGACGAGCGGTTTGTGGGCAAGACAACCATCCTCGGTGCAGGCTACGGCATGGGTGCAGCTAAGTTCAAGGCGCAGTTAAAGACCTTTGGTGTTGATTTTGAGTTAGATGCCGCCAAGCACGTTATTGATGTCTACCGCAAAACTTACCCCGAAATCCCCAAACTATGGAGGTCAGCAGGTAGGGCGCTTAACGGCATACTACAGAACCAGCAGACTACGCTGGGTATGGGTTACAAGCTGCAAATACACGGCAGCAAGGGCATCCTATTACCCAACGACCTACGCTTGAAGTACCCCAACCTACGCAAAGTTGCTAAGCCCGCCACAGAGGACGAGGAAGCCTCAACGGAGTTTGTGTACGACACTAAAAAGGGTAAAGCCACTATACCCAACCGCATATACGGTGGTAAAGTTATAGAGAACGTATGCCAAGCCTTGGCCCGCATTGTTATCGGGGAGCAGATGCTTAACATTGCTAAGAAGTACCGCGTAGTGATGACTGTGCATGATGCTATTGCTATTGTAGTACCCGAGCAGCAAGCGGATACGGCTAAAGAATACGTTGAGTTTTGTATGCGCTTACGTCCTAAGTGGGCGCTTGAACTACCATTGAACTGCGAGGCAGGGTATGGGAAGAGTTATGGAGACTGTTAGTTGTGAGAATTCTTTGGAAGTACGTTAACAAGCGGACTAGGGACATTCACTTCTCATGGGAACGCTGGGAGCGAGGCGATGCGTATGGGTTTTGGGAATTTAGAATACCGAAGGAACAAGAATGAGTATCGTATGGTCATTCAGCAGCTTAAAGACATTCCAGCAGTGTCCTAAGAAGTACTACCACACCAAGATAGCTAAGGATGTGGTTGAGCCTGATACAAAAGCTACGCTGTACGGCAAGTCGGCGCATACAGTTGCTGAAGAATATATACGTGATGAAACCCCGATCCCTTTTGCATTTGAATATATGCAGCCAACATTGGACATACTGAAAGCGATACCGGGGGAAAAGTTATGCGAAGTAAAGCTTGGGTTGACAAAGAGTTTAGAGGAATGCGATTTCAATGCACCGAATGTGTGGTGGCATGGGATAGCCGATTTGGTGGTTATCAATCGGGAGACTGGGATAGCTCACTCGGTAGATTACAAGACAAGCAAGAATGCGAGATATGCGGACGTGAAGCAACTCGATCTTGTAGCTTGTGGCCTGTTCGCAAAGTACCCGGAAATCTTGAAGGTGAAGTCTGCTCTACTTTTTGTAGTGAGTAAGGAGTTCGTTAAGGCCGACCAGCACAGAGAGATGCTACCCAAGTACATAGAGAAGCCATCACAAGACGTAGCACGTATCGAAGCAGCATTAGAGAACGGAGTGTGGAACCCAATCAGCGGCCCGCTGTGCAAGTTCTGCTCAGTTAAGCAGTGTGAGTACAACAGGAGTTAATCATGCCATACGTAAACAAGCCTAGACCCTATAAAAAAGAATACGAGCAACAACTTAGCCGAGGTGAAGAAACACCTCGACTTGAACGTCAACGTGCCCGCACCGAGATGGATAAGAAAGGTGTTGACCGAACAGGTAAAGACATTGACCATTCAATTCCGTTGTCCAAAGGCGGCACTAATGCTGCTGGTAATTTAAAGCTGAAAAGCCCAAGTGCCAACCGTTCCTTTACACGTAACTCAGACCACACGGTCAAAATTAACAAGCCGAAAAAATGAACCTATCAGAGTATGAGTGGCCCCGGCCTCCGGGGTTTACACCGTTCGCGCATCAGAAGCAAACATCCGAGTTCCTATTAGCAAACCCCAAAGCCTTCTGCTTTAATGAGCAGGGTACAGGCAAGACAGCATCAGTGATTTGGGCTGTTGACTACTTGATGCAACGAGGTCTAGTTAAGCGTGTACTAGTGGTATGCCCGCTGTCGATTATGAAGTCAGCATGGCAGGGTGACCTGTTCAAGTTTGCTATACACCGTACAGTTGCCATAGCCTATGGTAGTGCAGCAAAGCGCAAAGAAATTATCAACAACGGCGCTGAGTTCGTTATCATCAACTTCGATGGTGTTGGTATCGTCAAGAAGGAAATAATTGCTGGTGGGTTTGACCTGATCGTAGTGGACGAGGCGTCAGCCTACAAGAACGCACAGACCTCACGCTGGAAAGACATGCGGGACTTGAACAAAGTCATCAAGGGTTTGTGGATGCTTACTGGAACACCAGCCGCCCAATCTCCTGTAGATGCTTACGGACTAGCTAAGCTGATAAACCCTAAAGCAGTGTCACCGTTCTTTGGGCATTTCAAGGACACGGTAATGACTAAGGTCAGCACGTTTAGGTGGGTACCTAAGCCTAATGCTATGTCTTTAGTACACAGTATTCTTCAGCCCGCTATTCGTTTCGAAAAAGCTCAGTGCCTAGACCTACCTCCGTTGACGTTTGTTGAGCGCGAGTCCATCATGTCCCCCCAGCAAGTTAAGTATTACAACGTACTAAAGAAGCAGATGCTGATCGAAGCTAGTGGAGAAGAGATCAGCGCAGTCAACGCTGCGGTACAGATCAACAAACTGCTCCAGATAGCCGGTGGCGCTGTATATACGGACACAGGTGAAGTGCTTGAGTTTGATGTATCCCACCGCCTCAACGTGGTGCAAGAAGTTATCGAAGAGTCAAGCCATAAGGTGCTGGTATTTATACCGTTCACGCACACCATCGAGCTACTGCAAAAGCATTTGAACAAGCATAACATAACGTGTGACGTTATCAACGGTAGCGTAAGCGTTAATCAACGCGCCGACATAGTTAAGCGGTTCCAAGAACAGGCCGAGCCTAAGGTTCTGCTGATACAACCAAAAGCTGCATCACACGGGTTAACCCTTACTGCTGCCAACACAATCATATGGTACGCTCCTTGTACCAGCGTGGAAACGTACCTTCAAGCCAATGCACGGATTGATCGCCCCGGACAGGTGAACAACATGACCATCGTGCATATCACAGGCAGTCCTATCGAGGCACGGATGTACAAAATGTTGCAGGGCAACATAAGCAACCATAGCAAAATCATAGACTTATATCGACAAGAAATTTCTTTGGAAAGTACTTGACACTGTAAAAAGTTGTGCTATAGTACCCTTCCCAACAAAAACTGGAGCAGCACATGGAATTGGACGATACCGTTCAGGAAGCACCGCCTTCCACAGTTAACCTCGACAAGCTAGCCGAGGTGTATATCAAGATACGCGACAAACGCACACAACTCAAGCAAGCCTTTGAAGCAAAGGACAACGAGCTTGACGAACAAATGCAAGTGCTATCGGACGAGATGCTTGAAGTATGCAAGCGCCTTGAAGCCGACAGTGTGCGCACCCAACATGGCACGATCATCCGTTCAGTGAAGTCACGGTACTGGACAAATGATTGGGATTCGATGTACCAAGTTATTAAAGAACATGGTGCGTTTGGCCTGTTAGAGAAACGACTTCATCAGACAAACATGAAGGAGTTTCTTGCAGAGAATCCATCGTTCTACCCCATTGGTCTCAATGTGGAGAACTCTTATACCGTGGTTGTTAGACGTTCTAAGGAAAACTGAAATGAGTAATCTCACTCTACTGAATCAAGACCTCCCCGACTTCCTGCAACAAGCAGGTGTTAGTGAGCTTACAAAGCAACTCGCTGGTCGCACTGGCGTAAAGCGCATCGTGCCTAAAAACGGAATCTTCCGTAAGGTTGTCGGCGGTGAAGAAATGGGTAAAGTTAAGGGTAACCTTAACACCGTTATTGTGAATGCCTCTCCGAAGGTTGGTCGCATTTTCTACTCTAAAGCATGGAGCCCTGAGTCCGAGCCGACTGCACCCGACTGTTTTTCCAATGATGGTCAGTCCCCTGACGCTGGTTCAGTCAACAAGCAGGCTGACCGTTGTGATTCTTGCGAACGCAATATCAAAGGTTCGGGTATGGGTAACTCCAAAGCATGCCGTTATTCACGCCGCATTGCTGTAGTGCTGGAAGAAGACTTTGGCACTTCCCTTCAGGGTGAGGTTTACCAAATGAACTTGGCTTCTAAGTCTTTGTTTGGCGATAGTGTTGGCGACAACACCCACCCCTTTGAGAGCTACACCAAATACCTTGCAAACAACGGCAAGAGTTTGGACTACGTGGTTACGCAGATGTCTTTCAACGAAGACAATGACAACCAGTCTATTCTGTTTACCCCTGTTCGGTTCATCAACAAGTCCGAGCACAACGTAACCAGTAAAGCTGCTGCGCTGCCTGAGACACAGAAGCTGGTCACCATGACTCCGTATCAAGCGGAAACATTAGGCCGTGCACCTAAGTTGGAAGCACCTAAAGCCGAGGCCCCTAAAGCCGCCGAGCCAAAGGATGACCCTATTGAAGAGCCTAAGAAACGTGAGTCTAAGAAAGCTGCTGAGCCCGCACCTACAACCAAGAAGAGCTTGGACTCCGTAGTTGCAGCTTGGTCTGACGAGGAATAACGTATGAGCTATGGTTACAGCCAAAGCTTAGTAGCTGCCAATAAAAAGGCAAACGCTAAGTCTTTGGGCGTAGCCTTGGGACGCTTGTGTATTAAGCATGGTATCCCTGTTACTGAGGTGGCAAAGGAACTAGAAGTTAGCCGCATGGCGGTCTACAACTGGTTTTTGGGGACTCACTCCCCTACGTCCTCCCTTAAGAGCAGGGTACTTGCTTATGTAGACAGCCTCAAGAAACGCGACTAATAATGCCCACATTCGACCTATTGAATGCGGTTCTTCCCGTAGAGGGGAGGTACTGCGTGTTAGGTATTGGCAGGTATCCTGACCAGCATTTTGTAGATACACGGGAACAAGTTGATGAGTTAGCCGAGCAGTTCGTAAGCCGTAGAGTAGATGCGTACTTTGGGTGTGCCAAGTTTGGCCCCCTTAACAACCGTACACACGACAACGCTACATACTTTCGCGCACTGTGGATGGATATTGATTGCGGCCCCACAAAAGCTGCACCCGACGAAAAGGGCAGAATCAAGGGCTACATTGACCAGCAGACGGGACTTGCTGAGTTTCAGAAATTTTGCAAAGCTGTAAAGCTACCCAAGCCAATACTGGTGAGTTCCGGTTATGGGATTCATGCGTACTGGTTGCTTGAAGAGACGGTATCTCGCGCTCAGTGGGAACCTCTGTCTGAGCGACTTCGGGAGTTGTGCGTTGAGCAGGGCTTAATCGTTGACCCGTCGGTGTTTGAAGCATCGCGTGTTCTCCGTATTCCCGGCACGTTCAACTTCAAAAACGAAGAACCCATGCCTGTAGAGGTTTTGAGTTCCGATACCGTGCGCATCCCATATGCGCAAATGAAAGACCTACTCGGCGCGGCTGACCCCCAACCTGAGAAGCCCGATTTTATTCCAAGTTCTATCAGCCCGATGATGGAAGCATTGATGGCTAACAAGGTCAAGCGGTTCAAAACAATAATGATGAAGACAGCGCGTGGCGAAGGCTGTAATCAACTGCTTTATTGCTTTGAGAATCAAGTTACTTTGGACGAACCACTTTGGCGTTCTGCGTTATCTATTGCGGCTTTTTGCGTAGACAGACACAGTGCGGCAACGAAGATGTCTAACAAGCACGATGGGTATGACCCTGACGAGGTAGAGATAAAGGTCAATAACCTGATAAAAAAGGGTGGCCCGCACCACTGCGCTACGTTTGAAAAGCAAAACCCCGGTAGCTGCGACGGTTGCATGCACAAGGGCAAGCTCAAGTCCCCAATCATGTTGGGCGTCGAGATAGAAGAGGCCGACGATGAAGATAACGAAGTGGTTATCGAAGAGGAAGAAGGTAAGACGGTAACCCTAAACATACCTGAGTACCCATTTCCTTTTTTTCGGGGTAAGAACGGTGGCGTGTATAGACGACCTGATGACGAGGAATCAGACCCAGTACTTGTCTATGAGCATGACCTCTACGTAGTCAAGCGGATGCGCGACCCTGAGATGGGTGAAGTTGCTTTGTTTAGGTTGCACCTGCCCCATGATGGAGTCAGGGAATTTGCGGTATCTACAGCAGCTATATCTTCCAAGGACGAGCTACGCAAGCTATTAGCCCAGCAGGGGGTAGTAGCCCACCACAAGCAGTATGAGAACCTAGCGGTGTTTGTGGTGACATTTATAAAAAATCTACAGTACACAAGGAAAGCAGACATTATGAGAACACAATTTGGATGGGTAGAGAACGATAGCAAGTTCATTATGGGCGACAAGGAGATTACCAAGGATGGTACGTTCTATAGCCCGCCGACATCAACTACAGAATTTTTTGCCGACAAGATTCACGCCAAAGGCGATATGGAAAAGTGGAAGGAAGTCTTTAACCTATATGGCATTGAAGGTATGGAAGCCCATGCATTCGCTACGTTAACTGCGTTTGGCTCCCCACTTATGAAATTTACGGGGTTGGACGGGGCTATCATTAACGTCATATATGAGTTGGCAGGTTCAGGCAAGTCCACCATCTTGCGTATGTGCAATAGTGTGTACGGTCAGCCCAAGGAGTTGATGGCGATTGAGAAGGATACGTTCAACGCCAAGATGCAGCAGTTGGGGGTTATGAACAACTTACCCAACACAATGGATGAAATCACCAACATGTCAGGAGTAGAGTTCTCTGACCTAGCTTACAGTATCAGTCAAGGGCGGGGCAAGAATCGTCAGAAATCTCAGACTAATGCATTGCGGTTGAATAATACGTCA